CCGCGCTGCTGGCGGAGATCACGAAGTATTCGACGGTGGCCGAGAGCCCGCTCGGAACCGCGCCGTTGGCGTGCGCCTTGACGCGCACTTTGTCGCCGTTGCTGAGGCCATGCGCCACCGTGCAGGTCAGCGTGTCCGTGCCCGCGTTGGCGGTGTACTCAAAGTTGCGCTCATAAATCAGCGGGCGGCCGGTGCTGGTGTTGTAGCAAAAGCGGCGGTCGAGGTACTGTTCCCATGACACGGCGCGGATGGCATAATAGCGCCCGGTCGGGTTGGCTTCCGTGATCGAAAATTCGTCCACTTCGTCCACTGAGCCAGCCCATAGTTTCGTCGCTCCCTCGAATAGTTCGAGGTCTTTGCCGACGACCGGGCGATAGCTGCCGTCTTCGCTGATAACCGTCACGCTTAACCCGGCGCGGGAGCCGAGCGAGTAGGACATATCTAGCGTGCCCTGCTTCGCTGGGACGGTGGTTCCGTTGATTTTTACGATGGGGGTTGGCAAGGGTTAGCCGCGTGGGATGACGCCGTACTGCTTCAGGGTCCGAGTGATTTCTTCGAGCGCGGCTTTCGGATCGCCGCCGCTGAGGTTGATAACGACCGACGCGCCGCCGCCCGCCACCGCACCGCGGCCAAGAAGGTCGTAGATGCCCAGGTTGGTCTTCCACATGTCGTCCAATTTGGCCATCAGGTGACCTTCGCGGAGCCATTCATCGGCGCGGAGGTTGGCTAGGTCATTTGCGGTTTGGAGTGTGTGCTTTGCGATGATGTCGAGTACTTTATTCATCGCCATCATCTGGAAATTTCCGATAACACCGGAAACAGCCGAGACGACGGAACCGACAGCCCCGACGACGGCGGTCAAGCTACCGCTGGCCGCAGAAGCCGCCCCGCCAATGCCACTACTGGCTGTTTTCGCGGCCCCGCCAAGATCTCCCATTGCGCCACCGGCAACTGATTTCACGACTCCGGTTCCGCCGCCAAAAACCGCGCCCATGAGCCCGCCGACATCCATCAGCTTCGATGCCAGCTTCGTCAGCGCGCCTTCGATCAGCAGCCGCGTAATGCTCTGCGCCGCCTGTTGGGCCACGTTGGCGAACATGTCGCCGAGCTTTCCGCCCTTGAATATGACGTCGGTGATGCCGCGCGAAAGGTCTGTTACGACGGTTGAGACTTGCTGGTAGGCGGCTTTGCCGACCTTGCCCAGCTCCTTCATTTTTTGCTTTTGGGCTTCAAGTTGCTCCCGCGTCATCATGCCAGTCGGCCCGATATTCGGGAAGGCTTTGCCCGCGCCCGGAAAGTCGCTCATCATGCTGTTCTCAGGCCCCTGAAATGTTGGCATCTGTGCCTTGGGCAGCTTCGAGAAATCAATGCCGAGTCCGCCCAAGTCGGGGGCGTCGGAGAGTTGGCGGTTTAACCGGAATTGCGCATCGGCCAGTTTGGCAACGCTAATAGCCGCGTCAATGCTGGTTGACCCATACCTCTGGCTTAATTCAGCCGCTTTGCTCACGTGTTCTTGGTAGTCGGATAGAATCAACGACAAGGACTTATGCTCGACGGCAGCGGCAAACGTCTGCTTGATAATCGCGGCTAGTTCGCTTGCGTGCTTAAAGACTTTCTTCCCTGATTTCTCGTGCTCGTCGCCGTGCTTTTTCACTTCCTCCGTGGTGGGTGGAAGCAGCCGCATAAAGCCGACAATGGCATCAGTACCCGCCCCGAACGCTACGGGCGTGCCGGTGCCAACTCGTTCATTCAGGCGCTTCAACGCTTCGGCGCTCGTATCTACGGTGCTTTGCCGATGAGAAATCAGCATCGCCATAAACCCGGCCACCGCCGCGCCAGCCGATACTGATGCGGCGCCCATAACACTCATGCCGCCAGCTACGGCAGTAAGCCTGGCCGCCAGCCCGTCAACGGCAGGCCAAAAGGAGGAGGTGATGCCGCTGGCGGCCGTAACTGCCCAAGGACCGATCTTCAGAAGCCATTCGGCGAATGTCTTGAGCTTAGGAGTTACTTTATTGAGGGCACCCAAAACCAGCGCGCCCTTCTCAATCAGCGTGCCTAGGGCCACGAGTACAAGCGGTGCCGCCGTCGCCACGGCAGTCAGCCCCAGCGCCCAGTCCTGCGTAGGCTGCGGAAGATCGCGGAACGCCGTAGCCAGCGCCTTCGCCTTCTCAATGCCCGGCGTCAGAAAGTCGTCCAACACGCGCTGCGCGATGGGCAGAAGCGTCTTCCCGAACTCGGCCGCCGCGTCCTTCGCGGCCATCTGGATATTCTCCCAGGAGTTCTTGTAGGTATTCCCCGCGCGCTCGCCTTTGGCGAGTTCGTCAGTGATGATCTTGATGAATTGCTGAGAAGAAATGCCCAGCTTCTCGAACGTCTTCGCGGTGTCGCCCAGCGCTTCGGCGCCAAACTTTTCCTTGATGATCGCGGCGAGTTGCGGGATGCGCTCAATGATCGGGTCGAGGTTTTCTTTCGTGACTTTGCCGACGGCTCCCAATTGGGATAACTGACGGATCACCTCGTTGAAGTCCTCGCGCCCGCCACCGACGACGGCCAGCGCGTTGCCGAGTTCGGCCATGATACGGCGCGATTCGTTCGCGGAGTTACCGAGGATTTGTAAGCGGATCGTACCTTTGACGGCTTCTTCCAGCCCGAGGCCAGGCAGCTTCGCCACTTCGCGCAGCTTCGCCATTTCGGCCGCCGTGGCTTCGCTCGTTTTCATGACGGCCTTGAGGCCCATGGTGAGCGATTCCATGTCGGAGCCGGCCTTGATGGCGGCGGCGCCCGCGGCGATCAGCGGCGCGGAAAAGCCAATGGATAGCGCGGTGCCCGCCGCCGTGACGTCGGACGCGAACCGCTTCACTTTGTTCAGCGAGCGGTCTACCTGCTTGTCGAAATCGTCGGTGCTCGCGCCAATGCGCACGATGAGATTTGAGAGAATTGGCATGATTTACCGGCGTCGCGTGGGGGTAGAAGGAGCTTGCTGTGACTTCGCGGCTTTGTCCATCTCCGCGTTTTTGATGCGCAGATAGGCGGCCCATTCGGTCATTTCAGAGGAGGACATCCGCGTGCTAAGTTCGCACACGGGCATATGGAGGAGTTCTGCGAGCGCGAAGAGGCTTAGACGCTCGCCTGTGAGTTTTTTTCAAGGTCTTCGGCGGCGTCTTTGAGGATGCCGGAGAGCTTGAGAATCTTTTCGCCGATCAGCTCGACTGCCGCCGCCGATTTCGTGAGAAGCATGTCCTGATGCGCGCGCTCGAATACCTGCTTGCCGGTTTCCGGGTCAGTCACGCACGCGATCACCGCGCGAACGGTAGCCACGCGCGTCTGGCCTTGGGCATCCTTCACAAAGTCCACCCGCTCGCCCGCGTTAAACTCGCGCACTCGGACCGTCTCCCCCCACTGGGGAATAAACAGGTCTTCAGTCTTCAGCTCGGCCGCTAATACGCGGTCCAGGATCTTGCTCATTGGGCTCCTTTGCCGTGATCGTGATAGTTCCGGGAAGGTTCAGTACCCACCCGTTCGTGAAGTCGATTTCCGCGCCGTCGCGTTCAACGCGCGCAATTTCGGACACGGGCACGACTAGCGCCCGCGCCTGTTTGTCGTAGTGCATTACGTGGTCGAGAAGTCCACTTCGCCATGCAGCGCAAAGGAGACGTTTTCCTTGATGAGTTCGTTTTCGCCCGACGTGATTCCAGCGCTCGACATATGCCCGGCCGCCATGAAGCGATCATTTCCGGCGAGGTTCGTGTACAGGTAGAGCACGTAGTAGCTGCCGAGGTTCGTATTGGCGAAGTAGGCGTTAGTGTAGAAGCGCTGGAATGAAATCGTGCCGGATTTCATGACCAACGTGCGTTCTTTCCAGGTGTCGCCGAACGTCTGAGATTCTTCGGTGATGACTTCGGAATCGTAGGACCATTCGTAGGCCTGCGCCGCTTGCGCCAGCGTCAGGTATTCGGCGGTGATCGTGATGGTTCCGCCGGCTGTGTACCCGTTCGTGAGGGTGATTTTCCCGGAGGCCCATCCGATCTGATAGTTAGCTTTCGGTACGGTACTAACGCCGTCCAGCACGGTCACGGCCGCGTTGGGATTGATGGCACGCTTCGCCGTGTCCGTGATCTGGTAGACGCCGCCACCGAGGGAGGTTACTGCCTCCCCAGTCATGGCGGTGCCCGATCCGGTGGCGATGTAGATGTCGGCTGCGTTTCCTGCGAGTACGGCCATGATGGCTCCTTAGGTGTAGGACAGCGCGCCGGTTCCGGTGAAGGTGTAGGAGGCGGTGATGATGCCGTTTTCCGGCGCGGAGAATGACGCCTGAACGAAGGCGTTCCCGCTGTAGTAATTCGTACCGTCCAGGTAAAAGCGGATCGCCACGGTGGAACCGGCGAGGAAGGCGGTTTTCAGCGCGACGTGGCCGTTGGTGTCGGCGGTGTCGAGACGGCCGGAACCGCTGCCGCTCCATTCCTTGATGGTCGAGGTGCGTTCTTTCCAGGTGTCGCCGAAGGATTGCGTCTCTTCGAGTCCGGTCTGAACGTCGAGGGACCAATTGTCCATCTCGCCGATTGTGTTCGTGCTGATCTTGAGCGCGGCAGCATTGCCTACCATTACAGCCATATAGGGCTCCTTCTGCCGTTTCGGCAGTTGTTGTGAGTTGGTTTCGCCAGCGCCTAAATGGCGTGGATGATGTCAAATTCGAGGACTACGGTGTAGAGCTTTGCGTTCGTCTCTAAATCGTTTTCAAACTCATTGCGGCGCCCGTTGAGGTGCGTGCTGTGAACCGTCAGCGATCCGGCCGCCGTCGTGATTTCCGTGGCGTGGTTGATGACGTTAGCATACACTAAATCCGCCAAGTCTTCTGCGGCCTTCGGGTTGCCTTGCGCCATGCAATACAGCGCCACCGGGCGGCGTGTTGCGGTCGGTGCGGACGATCCGATGGAGTGAAACGGAGCGGAGTCGATTGCTTCGATGATGATTACCGGGTAGTCAGTAATCCGGCCTTGGTCGCCATGCATGTCGTAAACGCGCGTGCTTGTCAGGTCGGTGATAGCTGAGACGGTCTGGAGGTACTTGTATAGCGCCTGATAGATTCTCATGCCGCCCGCCCGAGCGCGTCGAATGCGGCCTTGACGCGGGATTCCAAGAGCCTCTTCACGTTGTTGCGCTGCGCGCGGATGGCGTCACGGAAGAACGGGATAGGACGGCTGCCGGGATGCTGCACTTTCTTTGCAAAGCGCTTGAAAAGGTTGCCGAACATGAGGAACTTCTTATCCTTTGGCGTGACCGTGTGGGCCTTCGTGCCGAACTCCACCAGGTGCGCGTGCGGTGCCGCCTGCTTGAGCGTGTAGGCGTAGGCTTGCAGGAAGTTCTTGAATTGCCGCCCAGCAGCCGCCGCAAGCGATCTTTTCAGCCCGCCCGGTGCGATGGCCCGGCCCCGGTAATTCGTCGCATAGGGTGCCACTGGTGCGCGGGCTTTGGCCGCGTCGCTGATGAGGTTCGCCCCGTCGAGTAGCGCCGCGCGCACTTCGGCACCTTGCGCGGTTTTCTTGAGCTTCTCCAGCTGCCCGGCGAGTTCCGTGAGCCCTTCGATTTTGATATTCAAATCGTGACCTCAGAGCATTGGAGCGAAAGCATTTCGTTTCGCTCGTCCGGGTTGGCGATGGCGCGGATGTTGAAGTAGCGGGCGGAGTCCGAGTTCTTCGGGTCCGTGAACTTCACGCGCATGTCTGGCGTGTACCCGGCCCTGAAGCGGACGGTGATGGAGTGCGAGAGATCGGAAATCGTTTGCTTCGCCTGGAAGAACTCGCGCCCGCCGCTGGTTTCGATGGAGCCCCAGCACTCGGAGAAGGTAGACCATGTTTCCGTGCGGTCGCCGTTGGCGTCGACGGCCAGGCTTTTCTGCTCGATAAGAAGCCAGTGGCGGAGGGTGCCGGCGCGCATTACCACAACCGCCAATTGACCAACAGCGCCCGGCTGCCCAGTTCCAGCGCCTTGCTTTCGACGCTGGCGGAGTTGCCGAGGACCACATCTTCGCGGTGTTCGTACAGGTGAGCGGCAATCAACAGAATCGCCGCCTGAATTTCATACGGCACATCCGCTGCCGTGGTCCACCCACAGATAAACTGAATTTCGATAGGGTCGAGGACGCGCAGGGTTAGGGATGGCCAGGATTGGTTGTAAGACAGGGCCAGCACGCCCGGATCTCGGGCGGTGGATGCTTCCCAGTAGTCAGCCGAAAAAGTCGTCTGCGTGCCCGCTGTGTCGGTGTATTTGACGTGGGTGACGCTTTGGAGTTGGCCGAACGGCAGTGTTAGCCGGTCGCCGAATGGGAACGAGTCGAGGAACCATTTCCATGTTTGAGTCACCAACTTGCGCCCGGTGATGGTTTCCACATAGGCTTGCGCCGCCCGCACATACGGTTGGTACTGCTCGGCTGGTTGGCCGGCAGCGCGCGCGTGCGTCTCCATCTGCGCATCGGTGATGGCAAATTCGGTGGGCGCGGTGACGAGTTGGTAGGCGTGGGAGGTCATGGGTAAAAGAGCGGGACGGAGGAGCCGCCCCGGTCAGAAGAGAGAAGGTTAGTCGATGGCCGTGTTGGTCGCGGAGCCGCCAAACTTGGGACCGAGGAGAGCGATGGCGATGCCGCCCAGAACGGGCGAATCAACCACCTCGACAGCCTTCAGGCGGGCGTACTTGTAGCCCGCGCTGGCGAGTTCCTGCGCATCCACCTGGACGGCGTACATCTGCGAGGAGCCCGCCGTGGTGGCAAAACCGGCAGACGTGGCGGCCGTAACGGCACCCTGAACGTCGGTGCTGGTGATGGCCTTGTAGTAGAACGGAACGGCGGTGCTGTTGCTCGGCGTCACGTCGTCGCACGCTTCGACCGTGATGGTCGAGGTTCCCGTGGTACCGACGCCCTTGTAGACGAGGAAAAGCACGCCCTGGTGATTGGAGACATCGACAACATCCGATGCGACGGTTCCGGAAAAGGCATCGGCCACCGGATCGAGTCCCTTAATGAAGTGCTGATTTTGAAGTTCTTCGTAACGCATTGGTTTCCTTTTCGTTGTATGCGCGGGCGACTATGCGCCGCCCGCCCGGTGAAATTGGCTAGCTGCGGGTTTCAACGGTGACGAACGGCGACAGCGTGGCCGAACCCTTGTAGGGCGTGATCGGCTTGCGAATCATCGAGTGTCCGTTGAAGTCGAGGGACCATTTGAACGTCATCTCGTCGTAAATAAACCGGACGTGCATGGACTGAGCCGAGCGCAAAGCACCCTGCGAAATCGTCACGTACTTGGAGCAGTTAGCGAGAACCACGTCGCCGGCTGTGCCGAGGGCTTCAGCCT